CCTGAAACGACAAACATCGATTAGGTATGGTAGTTACGGCGATCACCATAGCGTGCAAAAACTCACCATGATATGCCATGTGGTTGTGCGTATATTCCCTACGAACCCAACATTTAAAGTGTGGTATGTTTGACTGAAGGAACGCCATCAGCAGTTCCACTTCCGCAAACTTTTGTTGATGCGGCTGTTAGGATCATTCGCTGTCTTCGCGCTAGTGTTGCGCTTCTTCATACCTTTCATGCGGGCACAGAAAGACTTACGCCGTTTAGCGGCCTTAGAGCCTTTCTTCAACTTGCTAGGCTTGGTCGTTACCGCAGTCTTCAGCTTACTGCCGGGGTTTTCCCGGCGGTAGCTTGCAACTCCTTCCTTGTTAAGCCCGCCCGACTCGCTTTTACCCTCTTTACGCGTCCACGCAGGGGTTTTTACCGAGCCGCCTTTCTTGTAGTAAGCCCGCATAGTATTTACCCATAGAACACTGTCATAGCAGTAATGTTAGTGAATGCACTTACATACACGTCTGACTGGCACCGAATACCGTCGTCAGGAATATTGACGGAGTGAGAGTCAGAAGCAACAAAGTCTAGGTCTAATACAGTGCTTCCACCGTTACCATCGGTGATAGTAAGGCGGGGGCTTCCTGTAGTGCTCAAAACTTGCACTTGGCGAATGCGCGCAGGCCCAACACCTAGAGATCCTGTGCCCGTTACGCGTTTAGACTGAACATCTGATCTAGGCATTGTTCACTCCTTATCCAGCGGATACAGTCAGAACGCCTGAGTTGCTATACAGTTGGCCTGCAACAGAAGGATCAGCGGTTGGTAAGTCTTTGAAGATGATGACGCTGTTCGTGCCGTCGTGAGTAATAGAAATATTCTCAGTGACAGTGCCAGTGTTATCAGCTTTAGTAATGTCCTTAAAGCCATTCTCCGAACGGACTGGACCTTGGAAAGTAGTATTAGCCATGTGAATCTCCTGTCTCGGCTAGTGTCAGTTACGGGATGTAACTGTCAGGGATTCATTTTTTATAACACACAAAAAGAAAGGGGGCAATAAATGCCCCCCTCTAGTCATTAAGCTCCGGGCGAACCGAAAATGCCTAATGGGTCTGACACGCCGAACGAGTAACGCTCACGAGCCTTGTAGCGGCTGTTGCCAGTATCAAAGTCAGCATCCATAGATGTAGACATTGGTGTACGGACAAAGTGCTTAAGACCGTTAGGAACGTCAGTCATCAAGAACCAAGCGTCAGTATCAGTCAGGTAATGGTTAACAGTGTAACCCTCTGGGATAGAACCGTTATTGCGAATCGCATTAAGGTCGTTATCCGCAGTACCCACGCGGCCTTCTGTTTCGAGCAAACGAGTTGCAACAAACTGAAGAGCAGGTGGAATTACCAGCTTCTTGGGCTTGGCGGCGATGAGAAGACCACGCTCGTCCGTCCAACCAGCGATCTGAATAACGGCGGCTTCTAAAGAAGTCTCGTTAAGATCAGCCGCAACAGTTGGCTCGTTCGAGTTGCTACCACCGCTAACCAGTGGGTGATCGGTAGTGCAAAGTGCCTTACCGTCGCCGTAGGTCACACCAGTGTCAAACGCACTATTCAAGATAGTAGCGGCCTTGACCTGCTTGGTGTACGCCATAGCACGTGCGAGAGCCTTCGTATAACGAGCAGACAGTGAGTCATACAGGTTATCTTCGATAGCTTCCTCAGTGATTGAGAAGCCCATCGCGATGGTCTCGTGTGTATAGCGAGCAGTCCACGCTTCCTGAGCATTGTCATACTCAATTGCGGCACCTTCGTTTTTAACAGGTGCGGCTGAGAAGCCTGAGAGCTTGGTCTCTTCCTCAAACGAGCGATCTGAGGTTTCAGTTTCAAAAATTTCGGCGTGCTCTTCACCGTATTTTGCGTACTCCATACCAAACAAAGCGTTCAGTCCGGGAAGGAGTTCCTTTAGTAGCTGGGCGCGTGAAATAGCCATTGCTCAAATCTCCTTATACGCCAGTCGTGTTGTCGTACTGGTGACCTGCGTTCCACTTAACGTAAGCCTCAGTAAAACCACCCGAGCTGTTTTTAGTTTCCCCAACCAAACCGACAATGCGGAAAGGGAGGGTGTTAGTTGTAGCACTTGTGTCAGAAATCGCGCAACGAGAGTTGCCTGAAGTCGAATCACCAGTGTTGTCTACACCTGCGACGTTAGCACCGATATCAGTCTGTGCAAGGTCACCGATAGTTGTACCCGAAGATACGACAGCGGCCTTGAACAAAACGTCAGTCGCATCGACAACATATGCTTCGATGTCAGATGCAACAGTGCTAGCGGGGTATGACTGTCGGAACACCTTATAACCGAGGTTAGGATCGGTGTATGTACAGCCAAGGAAAACACCCACAGGTGTCATGGCGGCGTCAAACGTATCACGCTCGACAGTGCCTCCGGTAACGAGCTTCACAGCATCCCCATAAAAAATCGCTGTGTTATAGCCACTTGCAATCTTGAAGTGACGAGTAACACCTACGAAAGGAGAGCCGCTCAACAGTTTTACCGGAACAAGTCCATAAGGACCACTTACAGTAGGATAAGCCATTTTAAGCTCCTATATTAAGTTCCGTTACCAAAAGTGACCTTCGTCTTTCTCTCATGGAAGAGAGGCATACGAGGATCGTTCTCTCGCATGAGGTTGTTGTCTACAGATTCCATCTGGGAACGTGTCTGCTGTTTGTAGTAGTCAGTACGTTCTTCGATGAGTTCGACTGGAGCTTTGCACAGTAACAAACCACCAATCACAACGTTGTCTTTGAACCTATCGTTCTCAATAGTGACCAACGTAATTTCTGGATGATCTGAAGCCTTTACTGGCTCCCAACCTTCACGCAGTTTGGAAGAAACATTTGTGGCGTCAGTCGTACCTTGCGAACTGACTCTTATCCAGCGGAATTCATACCCCGGCTCGGGATTAGGTGAGGGTAGTACCTCGGGGCGCGTCCAAGCCTTTTTGCGGGTCGTCTTTTCACGAGATTTAAGCTCTCGGTCTATACGATTCTCAGCCATCATTGTTTCCTCATATCTAATGCAACCTGTTTGGCGTACTGTTCTGGGGTAAGACCCAAGCGTTTTGCCAACGTTAACTGTGTTTGCGTGAGCCTAATTTTCTTAGGCGCTGTGCTCCGCGTAGCGGGGGCAACCACATTGTTGGATCTTCGTCTTACCTCCGGTTCATCCTCGAAGTTCTCGGGGAATACCTCTCGCATACGAGTATTAATTCGCTCGTAGTAATCGTCAGTTTGAGGGTCTACACCCTCTTTGACAAGCCTATTATGCAACCCTAGGGCGAAACTTGTCATTTCTTCATCTTCATTAAACCACGGATTCTCTTTTTGCCAAGTCCGTGTCTTTTCATCAATTTGGATAGGCTGTGGAGCAGATTCCTGCTCAGGACTATCAACCGGTAGCGTATACTCTTCTTGAGGCAGTTTAAACTCTTCGAGCTTATCAGCCTTGATCTTTGCTGTTGACAACCTATCCTGCGCCGCCAAAACTTTGTCAGAGTCACCCGCATCGTACGCACGTTTGTAAGCGCGTTTAGCGGCATTGATCTCTGCTTCAGCCGACTTCTTAGCATTCTCAAGCAGAGCCGTCTGACTCTTGTGTTCACTATCCTTGAGCTTCTTGTTCTCTTCAACAAGGCGTTGAGATAACCGTTCTAGCTCTTCACGTTCTCTAAGCGCCTTCTCTTTCTCTCGACGCTCATCATGATATCCCTTGCTAAAGTGTTGAATACGTCGCCGAACTTTCTCGGAGTAATCCTCAAGTTCTTCGTCCGTAACATCTTCGGGCGGATCTGAAGGTTTTCGATTGCGGTCGGCCTTCGGCGTATCGTCAACCACCTCAATCTCAAATCCGTCATCAGAAGAATCCGCCTCGCTTGGAGCCGGTGCTTCAGGTTTTTTACCTTTAGTATCAATGGTCTCTGCACTTGAACCCTCGACCTCGATAGTTAAATTTTTCTCGCTTCCGTTTTCATCATGCGGAAACTCGAACTCTACTTTCTGAAAAGGCATTGTCTATCTCCTATACTGCCATGATCCCACGGGGATCAGGAATTACGGCTTCAATAGAGTCATCGTTCATCAAACGAAACTCTTTGCCATTGACCGTGAACCGTGTGCCGGTGTTCATACGAAACATCACGTAGTCACCTTCCTTACACCACGGACCTTCAGGGAACCGTTCTTTATCCCCATAAGCACCTTCACCCATGTCTACGACAATACCCATAATCGATAGGATGTACTCCTTTTGCTTGGAGTTGGTGGTCTTGAGAAGGCCCCCGTCGTAGAACTCTTCTACTTCAGGTAGCGCGATAAGTAAGCGGTATCCGGCAGGTTTTGGGAGTTGTTGTTCCCATTCAGCATCGGAGATTTCTTTCTTTGGAGCATCAGGCAATTTTAGCGGCTGAGTGTTAGTCATCATCATTGTCCATAAAGTTACGCGAGAGGTCTTCTATGATTAATTTTGCGGACTCCAGACCCCGAATAAGTCCAACAACTTCTCTGTAGCTGGCGTAATCTTGTGGGACACCCCCCGCTACGAAAGTATGTGCAGACGAGACTTGCTCGTCGATTTTATCTGTAAGCACGTCAAAGACGGTTTTAGGCATTACTCACCTCATTTTGGTTGATCCGATAATTTCGCTAATTCAAGATCGAGCCGCGCGGCATCTTGTTGCGCGTCCATCTGAAGTTCTTGTTGGTCCAGTTTGAGCTTCTCTGCATCCAACATGGCGTCCATCTGATCCTTCTGCATTTTGCGTTGCAGTTCAGCTTGTTTGAGCTGAGAATCTTGCTGGTCTTTCGCGGCCTTGCGCTGGACTTCCTGCGCTCTGAGTTGCAAATCAGCCTGCTTCTGTTGCATGACCGGATCTTTGGCTTGCTGTTGCGCTTGCATCGCGGCGGCTTTCTGCTTGTTACCTTGCATGAGCTGTGCGCCTGCATCAGCTACGAGGCGCGACAACTCCACCTCGATCTGCTCTGGTAGCTCTTCGCCGGGTGGTGGGAGCGGTGCCCCCAACTTCTCTTCGATATCTTGGCGATACTTAAACCCAAGGTGTTCCGCGATGTGCGCTTGTAGAGACGCCATGATTCGCTTGGCTTGAGGGTTTTGTCCGATCATAGCCGCGATCGAGGGATCCTGCATAAAGGATGTATGCGCCGCGATGTGAGCTTGATGGTCTTGGTAGATAAACGCACGTAGGGGTTTGCCCGTTAGTGCGTCCATATTTTCGCTGACCGGATCGGTCGGTTTTGCGTCGTCCTTTGTGGGGACCAGCTTGTCGGCGTTTTTGACGCCTAGTACCTCGATCATCTGCCTGTGTAGCTGTGGCAGATCGTAGATCTGAGGCGCGGCTTGTGCCATCTGCAATACCGCTTGGTACTGTACGACTCGCTGGGCCATAGTGGATGAGTTCGGGTCGCTGACGGGGATAACATCCACCATCGCATAATCCATCTGACGCGCGCTCACCTCACCACGGATCGGCTCATAGCCGTACTCCTGCGAGGCGTACTCCGCCATGATCTCCTTGAGCATCTTGAACTCTTGCTTCATGGCGTAGTGGACACGTGCCTGTACTGCCGCCATTGGCTTGAGAGTTCGCTCTAGGAGCGCGAGGGTTGTGCCTACAGGCGCGTTAGCCGACATGTCAGAGATGTTCATGTCAGAGATAGCACCCAGACGACGCCCTTCGTTCGTAATCTGGTTCAGAAGCGCAAGCAGTGTCTGACTTGGCTCCTTGTAGGGAAGTGGCATGATGTTGTCACGGATAGAGCCGCTGGGTACATCAACGTCCTTAAACTCGCCGGGTTCTATCGGCGTGTCATCACCCTTGATTCGTAGGCCACGAGACTTGAGTCCACCGGGCAGGTTAGACAGCGTACCAGCGTCCACCAACTGCCGTATGAGCGACGTTCCCGCCTTGGCGTATCCCCCGATAATGTGGATCAACCCAAGGCCGTAGAAGCCAAATCCGGGGACGTAAACGTAGTGTACGAAGTGCTGACGCTTGAGCTGTAGCGGGTCTATCTCGTTCCAGTTTCGGCGTATCGCTAGGATCTCACCGCTACCACGCTCGATAGTCACCACGTACGGCTTGGCGATGTCGTCCTCTGAGTCATCCAGACCTTCAATGACCATGTCCACGTGCACTTCATACAACGCATAGCGGTTGTCATCTGTGAGCGAGAACCCACCTTCTTCTGCCTTACGCTCCTCAATATCAGAGTGGTAGGGCTGTGGCTCGTTCAGCTCGATGTCACGATAGAACCCAGCCGCCTGTAGCTTACGCAACTCGTTCTTAGTCTTACGCATAACATGCGTTACACGCTCCGCAGTCTCGATGTGACTTGCGCCGTAAGGCACGATAACGTCTTCTGCGGGGATGTAGATAGCGGCCTGACGTCCCATATTAGGGTCGTAGTAAACCTTCTTAAACGCCGAACCAGAGAGTCCTAGGCTATATAAGAGTCGCTCGTGCTCAGGTCTGTACTCGACCATTCGCTCCGTCAACTCATAGTTCATGTCCGCTTTAACGCGTTGAGCGGCCTCTTCCTTCTCTTTAGACTCTTCCCCCAGAATCTTAACTTTTACAGGACCGGCGGCAGGAAACGTCTCTGACATGGTTTCGGCTTGGAACCGG